ACACGGTGACGTTCTCGGGGCTGAGCGGTGATACGGACGGCATCTATGAGTTCGACATCGTGGCCATCTGTGGCACCGGGTGCACGTCGGCCGGCGGCAGCATCACGATCAACTTCAACGGCACGACGACCAACCAGCAGTGCCAGTCCGAGCACATCTCGGGCACCGGAACGCCGGCCCATGCCGCATTCGGTAACTCCACCAAGGCGGTCGTCGGGCTCGAGGCCGTCGCTGGTCAGACGGCGACGTGCCACATCCGCGTCTATCCCAAGTCGGGGGCCATTCGCATGGCGAAGTGGAATGCGGCCCTGTACGACGCGACGGCCAACAGCATCCAGACGTTCAACGGCACGGCGTTCTGGAGCGACACGGCGACTCCGGTCACGAGCATCGTGTTCAAGGACGCGGTTAACAAGTTCTTCGGCGTCGGTTCGGTCATCAGCGGCCGAAAGATCGCGACCTGATGCGTGGCCGCTCGAACCACATTCGACCTCGGCGCTAACGAGCGCATAGTCCCGGCCGGCAACAGTCTCACCGCAGGCGGGATCGCCGGTGCGGGAGGCACGTCGACGGCCTGGTGGACGTACCTTCTTGGCTTCCTGAACCTCGTGCGCCGCACGACGACGGGTTGCAGCTGCACGCCGAACGGGCCGCCCACGTTTCCCGCGGGCAATAGCCTGGGCTTCTCGGGGACGCTGATGAGCAAGTTCGCCGACCCGGCGACGACGACGGCGATCTTGGCGCAGAGCCCGACCATCGTAATCCCCGAATGGGGCGTGAACGATGCGAGCGCCGGCACGTCGCCGAGTACCGTCGCCAGCGAGCTTGGCACCGGCGTGACGGCGCTGTGGGCATCGAACCCCGCCATTAAGGTGGTCGTGCTGGGCGTGTGCAACAACGGCGAGTGCTGGCCGAGCGGCAACGTGAGCAACCCGTTTGACGCGAACATCGACGCGATCAACACGGCGCTGGCGGCCGAGTGCGACACCCTGAGCGCGTCGGGGGCGATTACTTGGCTCGACATCCGCAACACGACGAGTGGATCTCTGCCGTCGTGGATGGGGCAGATTCAGATCCTCAACCCCGCGAACGTGCAGAACGGCCACCACATGACCGTCGACAACCTGCACGACAACGTTGTCGGGGCGACGTTCAAATCGCAGTGGGTGGCCGGCCGGGCGGTGCTGGTATGAACTGGTCGGAGCACATCCCCCTGGTGACGCTCATCGCGGTCGTGTTCTCGGCCGGGGTGCTCTACGCCCAGCATGGGAGCGTAAAGCGGGATCTGCGCAGCCTCATCGACAAGACGATTCCCCGCATCCACGAGCGCCTCGACAAGCTCGACAAGTGGCAGACCGAGGAGCGGACGCGTCGTCGCATTCGTACCGAAGGGCTCGGGATCCCGATTCACCCCGACCAGGAGGACCGCACGCCATGAGCACCGGCAACGGACAATCCGACGAATTCGACACGCCCGTGGAGCTCCCGCCGCTGCGCGAGCACGTCCCGATGATTCAGGCCCTCGCCCCTCTCGTCATGCAGCTGAACGCGCTGGCCACCAACATCGGCGAAGTCGTCCATGAGCTGCGCGTGGCGCGTGAGCCGGTCCCCGAGTCGGGCATCGTCGCCAAGCTCAAGGCGGCCTTTCAGACGCTCCGGGCGATTGGGTCCGCGGGCGAGCAGGCGTTCGAAAAGTAGGAGGAGATAGCCATGGGTTCGTTCTTCAAGAAGCTGGGCCAGTCGCTGGCCGACCTGTTCACGAGCAAGAAGTTCCTCACCGCCGCCGCCGGTGCCGGTCTCGCCATCGCCCAGGGCGCGCCCGCTGGCGTGACGATCCTTGGCGCCGCGAGCGCCTACGTCGTCGGCCAGGGCATGGCCGACTTCGGCAAGAACGCGGCGGTCAAGCCGTGACCATCCTGATCGCTGTGGGCGCCGGCATATTCGTGGCCGCGTTCACCGTCTGGCTCGCGGGCCGGTTCTGGCGGTTCTGATGACTGCCGCCAACGTCCGCGCCGAGGCGCTGCGCATCGCCGGCACGCAGGCCGACAAGAAGGTCCGCGAGACGTCGCGCAACAGCGGCCCCGAGGTGGACGCGTACCTGCGCAGCGTCGGCCTGGGGCCCGGCTTCGCGTGGTGCACGGCGTTCGTGCACTGGTGCTTCGACCAGGGCTCGGCAGTGTGCGCGCTCGACAACCCGTGCCCCCGCACGGCCGGCGCGCTGGCGCTGTGGGACAAGCACATCGGCGCGTCGCTGGCGCTCGTACCCGGAGAGGCCGACGAGGTGCAGCCCGGCGACGTGTTCGTCATCGACCACGGGCACGGCCTCGGGCACGTCGGGTTCATCGAGGGCCGCAAGGACGACGGCAGCTGGTGGACCATCGAGGGCAACACGAACCCGGGCGGCTCGCGCGAGGGGGACGGCGTCTATCGGCGCACGCGGCGGCGGGACGAGATCACGCGCGGGTACCTGCGGATCGGGGGCTGAGCCGTTCGAGCGCCGACGGGTGGACCATGATCGCGCCGAACGGGCGACCGTGGACGTCTACTAAAGGCTCGTCCGTCTTCTTGCCCCAGAAGTAGCAGGAACACACGCCGCACTGCCACCCTTCGCGCCACTGCCACCGTTCGGATGGAGGATGCGGGCAGGCAACGAAGTCGCTCACGGCGCGATCCTACCCAACGCCCGCATAACCAGGCAACCCATGCACCGCACGAGGGGCAGTTTCCGGACAGGCGGCCGGGAATTCACAGCCGAAACCACTTCTCGATGTGCCACGCCTCGTTGCGCGCTGCCCTGAACCGCGCCCTGGCGTGCTCGAGCGTGGCGCCCATCGATGCGCGGCTGCCCACGAGGACGATCGCCCACCAGCCGTCGGAGGCTCTGCGAACGCGGATCATCACCACTCCCTCAGCGTCGCCAGGAGCACAACGACCATGAACGCCCCCAGGAAGGCTTCGCCCGGGTGCTCACAGATCCAGCCGACTAGGTTCCAGAACGCCCCGATCGCATGCTCGCGCTCGCTCATGTTAGAGATCCTCCCGTGCCCGCCCTGACCGCCGACCAGCTCGAGGATGCCGCGCGCGCCGCCGAGGACGAAGCCGAGCAGCACGAACGCAAGGCCGTGGCACTGCGGGAGCACGCGAGATTGCTGCGCGAGGCGAAGGGGACGGCGCCGAAGGGGTTGACCATCGGTAGCAACCATGCCAGATTGAGTAGCAACGTGCAACTCGATCTGAGCAGCAAGTCGGCCCGGGTGAAGAACGCCGGGACGCGCACCCGGAAGGGATCGCCCGCAAAGCAGGCGCTCCTCTTGTCCGGCCACACCGACAAGGACCTGGCCGAGGCGTGCGCCGTGGGTCGCTCGACGGTCAATGCCTGGATGAATGGCACCCGTGCCATCCCGCCGCAGCACGTGAAGACCGCAGCGCGACCGCCGTTCAACATCCCGCTGCTTTCCTGGCCCAAGCGCGCCGCCGAATAGCGGTTGCTACACGCGTAGTTAGAAGTTTGTAGCAAATTCCGCTTGCGTGGTCTGTAGCAACTGGCTAAGGTTGCTACATGAATTACGAAGACCTGGCGCTGAGCGACGCGGAACTCATCGACTGGCAGGAGCGGGAGTACCCGACCTGCGACGACTGCGACGGGCGCCGGGGCATCGACTGCACCTGTGACGACGAGGAGGGCTGAGAGATGACGACCAAGGTGTTCATTATCTGCGACGTCGATAGTCACGACGTCTACACGGGGTTCATCACTGCGTCGTCGTGGAGCGACGACCTTTCGCTGAGCAAGCGGTACGGCACCTACGAAAAGGCCAAGGCGCAGGCGGATGCGATCAAGGACCGACGAGTGACCGTCGTGTCCGCCCTCAGCCATACGGTGGCGGCGTGATGGACGCTGACAAGAAGTGCTTGGGCGAGGCGCTGCGCCACATCCGCTGGGCGCGCGAGGACGTGGGCAAGGGCGACCTGACGGCCGCGTTCGCGAACCTGATCGCAGCGAACCGCATGCACGCCATGTCGCACGCGCACGGGACCGCCTCGTGGGAGCGCGTGTCCTGCGTGCTGCGGAACGCGCAGCGGAAGTTCTGGGCGGTCGTGCGGCCGCTGCCGATGCCGGCGGCCAGGGGGAACGCGTGAGCCCTGTGTTGTGGACGCCCTGGGAGCCCGACGGGCGCCAGCAGTGGGCGTGGTCGTCGGCGCACCTCTGCATGTACTGCGGAGCGCCGTACAGCGACGTGTACATTGGGCCGCTTCGCCAGGGCGAGCACCGCGGCGATGAGTGCTTCGCGCGCCACTGCGATAGCTGCTCGACGGATTGGCTCACGCCCGAAAGCGTCCGCGCCGAGAACGACGGCCGCTTGGGGTACGAGGACTGCCCGGACTGCGTCGCTGCGGAGCGTGCAGCGTGATCCTCGAAACCGCCGCCCTCGCCGCGGCCCTGTGCTTCGTCGTCGCGGGCATTCGCGGTCCGCGTCGTATCGAGGTGCGCGAGTGTCGCTGCTTCAAGCCTGCCGGTGACGGCGAGCGATGCGCCTGCTGCATGGGGCTTCGCTTCGGAGCGCGCCCGTGACCTGCGCCCTGTGCCCGTTCCCGACTTCCCCGCGCGACCGGCTGTGGCTGCGCGGTCAACCCGTTCACGCGACGTGCGCGATGGCCGCGTCGCTCAAGCCAAAGGAGAAGAGCCATGCCTGAGAAAACGCACTGGAAATCGTTGATGGACCGCGAGTACCTCGGCCACTTCGACCTGCCCGAGGGCAAGGACGTCGTCGTGCGGATCGCGAACGTCCTCAAGAAGGAGCTGAAGGGCGGCAAGAAGGCCAAGGAGCACAAGCCGGTCCTGATGTTCGAGGGCAAGGAGAAGGGCCTGATCTGCAACGCGACCAACTGCAAGGCGCTCCAGGGCATGTACGGCCCGTACGTCGAAGCGTGGCGCGGCAAGTGGGTCGCGCTCTACGTGACGATCGTCAGCTCCCCCGACGGCGACGTGCCGGCGATTCGAATCCGGCCGACCGTCCCGAAGGCCGGCAAGGTCGAGGAGCGCCAGCCCGGGGAGGAAGGGTGATGGACTGCCACTGCCAGGTCCCGCACGCCGGCACATGCCCGGTGCGCTTCAGCCGCCTGAAGTTGATGGCTCAGTCCCCTCTGCACTACAAGCACGCGACCGTCGAAGAAACGATGGCCATGGAGCGAGGCTCGGCCGTGCACTCGCTCGTCCTCGGGGGCCAGCCGGTGATCGCCTGGGAAGAGGGGCGACCGCGCCGCGGGAAGGAGTTCGACAGATTCGAGGCCGACAACCCGGGGGCGCTCATCCTCACGGCGACCGAGTTCGAGAAGGCGAATGCGATCGCAGCCGCCGTCAAGAAACACCGGCTCGCGATGTCTAGGCTCGAAGGAGAGCGCGAGGTCGAAACGTCGTGGTCGTTCGGTAAGCGACGCTGCGCCGCACGCATCGACGCGATCCCGGTAGACGGCGTGACGGAGCTCAAGATCTCGATGACGGCCAACCCGGAGCGCTTCCATTGGCACGCTCTCCGTCAGGGGTGGCTGGCGCAGACCGTCTGGTACCTGGACGGCATGGCCAAGCAGGGGCGGGTGCTCGAGGCGGCGCGGATCGTGGCCGTCGAACCGAAACCGCCCTTCGCCCTGACGGTGTTCCGCCTCGACGAGCCGACGATGGAGATGGCGCGCAAGACCTACCGGCTGTGGTTCGAGCGCCTGTTGGCATGCGAGGACGCGAACGAGTGGCCCGCGTACGCACAGGACGAGGTGACGCTCAGCGTGCCCGACAACGACGTGGAGCTCGACTTCGGAGAGGCGGAAGCGGCGTGATGCCACCCACCACACAGACAGAGGACCAGCAGGGAGCACGCGCGATGAAATCAGCAGCCGAGATGTACCCCGAGCATGCGGCCGACCAGGAGCGCGACGGGAGCTTCTGCGGGCCTTGCGACTACACACCCATCATCGAAGCTCTCGGCGAAGTCGTGCTCCGCAAGGACGACAGCGACTACCAGGGTGACACGTACGCGCTGGTCAAGGGCGCTGACGGTCGCCTCGGCTACGTGAATATCGGCTGGGGCTCGTGCTCGGGGTGCGACGCCTTGCAGGCGTGCGACACGTTGGCCGACATCGACAAGCTGGCGCAGAGCATTGCCGACGGCGCGAAGTGGTTCGCCGACGAGGCCGAGGCGCGAGCGTGGTTCGAGGGCCACGACTGGCAGGGCGAGTACGGGTGGCGCAACGAGGAGCGCGTGGCGTTCGTGCGCGAAACGTGGGCGTTCCTCAAGTGCGCGGGCGATCCACCGGAGCCGCGAGAATGACGACCAGAGAGGACCAGCAGGGAGGGGAGAGCGCCGACCCGTCCATGCCGCCGCCCGAGTTCTTCGAGAAGTGCGCAAAGGCATGCCGCTGCTGCCCGTCATGTGCCGACGTCCCCTGCGAAGGGACGATGGCGGGCGGCATCTGCGATGAGCGGTGTCGGTGCGACGACGAGCGCGGAGACGAGTACGACTGCGGCGGCTGCCCCGGCTGCGGCGGCAACTGCTGGACGGCGTGCCGATGACCCCCTCACCAGAGGCACGCCCCGACCTGCGCGAGAAGGCGCACGCGGCGATGTTCCCGGGCCTCGCGATGGGCTCGGACTGTCGCAGCCACATGCCGAGCGACCAGCGGACGTGCGACCTGCTCACTGCTGCGCTGGTCGCGGGCGAGGCCGACCGGGAGGCGCTGCAACGCGAGCGGGACGAGGCGCACGACCGTCACGAGCGTCACGGCGAGTGGTGCGGCTACCGCGTCGACCACCAGCGGATGGCACGCGAACGCGACACCGCCCTTGCCGACCTCGCCGCTGCACGGGCTGAGCTGGAGAGGTTGCAGCGATGATTGCGGCGCTACGCGTCTCGCCCTCGCGCTTGGGCTCGTGCCGCCTCGATGCTGACCATTCGAATCCAGCTCGCCACCTCAAGGGCTTTCTCGGCGGCGGCGGCCTTCACGGCCTCATTCTCATCGTCGTTGTAACGCACGGTGTAGGGGTTGGTGCGGCGCTCGGCGTCGGGTTTCACGGCGGATTTGCTTCGCGGCTTGCTCATGGAAGTCACCCTAGCACGAGGATGATGCTTTTCGATGCAAATCTTATCGACGACACGAATAGCATCGGTTAGCATCATCTCAACATGACGAACACGGCGAACTTCTCGGCCACCATCGAGTACCTCCCTGGCCTTCGTGCCGCGATCATCGAGCTCACCGGTGCGGCCGGGGAGTGGGCCGGTGGTTTTCGCATTGAGCTGCCGCGGAACCACTCCGCATCCAGGTCTTCTCTCTATGAGCAGGGCTACGATGCGGCCTGCGCCGCCGCTGCCCTCAAGGGCGGTGACATTGGCCGTTTCTCTGAGCACGTCGAGGAGGAGCAGTGCGGCGATCCGGGCGCCTGCGGCCAGCTTGTCTCGGAGCCGCTTATTCGCCGCCCTGGCAACGCGCTCAATGTCGAGATCGGAGCGCCCCTGCCGCGCTGCCGCCTCAAGATGCCATCGCACTGGTCGGCCATCGGCGGCCCGGGCGCCTCATCTCTACGCTGGCTGGGTTCGGGAGGTTCTCCCTTTGTGTTCGGTCCGTGCACGCCTCGTGCGTGCCGAGAAAGGCATCGCTAATGCGAGACGACGGGGCGAAGCAGGCTACCGAGTTCACGATCGGCGGCGTGCGGTCGTCGCTGCTATCGCGAGGAGGCTCCGAACTGGAGCACTGGCTCATGCGCCAGGTTGACCGCCTGCTGGAAGCCGAACGTGACCTCGCCGCCCTCCGTAGACGGGTGGGGGAGGCGGCGCGGATGTTCCCGGTGTTGCAGGCGCCGCGCGGGGCTCCCACGCGCGTCCCGTGGGCGTTGCTTGCACCCTTCGAGGGCCACGCCATCAGGAATCACGACCAGGACCTTGAGACGCTCGCCAGGCGCGGCGGTCTCAGCGTGGCCGAAATGGTGGCCGTCATCGAGGGGAAGCGCCTGCGAGAGATGGAGCGCAGCGACGAGGCGGCGTTGCCCCGGCTGCTCGCCGCACTGGACGTCTTCTCGAAGACGCACGGCGAACTGGCCGCCCAGCGCGCTGCCGCTGGTGAGCTGCGGGGGATGCTGAGGGAGGCGGTGGAGTTGATCACGACCAAGGCCGTGAACGTCGCCACCGTTGACGTTGGCCGCCTGCAAGCGTTCACGAAGCGCCCCGATGTCCTCGCTGCGACCAAAGAGGAGCCGGGGACGTGAACCGGCGCATCGCGAAGAAGGTCCTCAGGCGCTCGGCGTGGCACCGCTATTCGTGGCCTCAAATCGTCCGCGCGCGTGACGTCATCTGGCGCACCCGCATTCACTCGGTGAAGCGCACGCCGGGGCAACGCTGGGGCCGCTGGGACCCCTCGAGACCGACCGACCCCAACGACCTGCCGTTTTAGGAGACCCCATGAGCACCGAGAAATCCCTGGAAGACCGAGCACGCGAGTTCTACATGTTCCCGCCCGGCAGCGACGACGAGTCGCGCCTGCTCACACTCCTGCGCCAGGTCAACACCTCTGCCACAGAGCGCGCCACCGAGGCCGCTCGTGGGGAGGTGGAGCGGCGCACGCGAGAACTGGAGGAACTGCGGGTCGAACTGCGCTCCGCCGAGGCTGCGCATGTCGCGCACCATGAGCACGAGAACGCCGAGATAACGCGGCTCCTCGGAGAGGTGAAGTTGTTGCATCAGCGGGTGGCGGATCAACGCGCTTCACTCGACGCCAGCGAAACTATCATCGCTCGCAAGACGGGGCGCATCGCGGCGCTGTCGGAGCGTCTGGCGGTCGGGGAACGGCTGGTTCGCGCCGCCCTGGAAGAGGGCAACGCCTGTGCGTGCTTGGACAAGGGTAAGCCCGACGAATACACGTGCTGGTCGTGCGAGGCCCGCGCCTTCCTGGCCACCCCCGCAGCGCCCGTGACGCCCGCCGAGTCGCCGTGCGGAAGTTGCCCGCACGCGCCGCACCTTGGCATGTGCACGAAGCGCAACGGCGGCACCGCGAACCCGTGCCCGTGCCTCAAGGACACGCTACCCGCCCCCGCCGAGCCGACCGACCACGAGCTGGAGGCGCGCGCCCAGGCTGGCGAGTTCGACCATGACGGCGCGGACTGCGAAGGCGAGTTTGTTGCCGTGACGCCGAAGGGAGAGCCGCGGGCCGACCAACAGATTTCCAAAGCCGAGCGGCGAGAGGGGACGGCCGAAGGCCCAGCCTCGACGACCCGCGTGAGGGAAAGCGCGCCGAGCGCAGCACCGGGACCCGCGCAGAACAGCGCGCGGGCGGCCTCCGGGGCATCTCGGCATCCGGCAGCCCCGAGCGAGCCCCAGAGCGAGGCCCCGCCTGGGCTCGTGTGCTCGAACTGCGGACCCGTTGGAGTCGTCGACGAAGACGGCTGCTGCGAGGAGTGCGGCTCCGAGACCGTCCTGTCGGCCGCCCCGCCTGCCCCCGCTGCTGATGCCGCGAAGTGCGCCAAGTGCAGCGGCCCCGGGTCCATGGTGCTTTGCGAGGACTGCTTTCGTCGCGTCCGCAGCGCGAGCGCAGCGCCTACCGATGAGCCCCCGCGCTGCCCCAGTTGCAAGGGCGACGGGTTCTTCGACGCGGTCGTTGGCGTCAATGAGCACACAACGCGCGAGTGTCGCGCATGTGGCGGAACGGGAGACGCGCCGCCCACCCCTCCCCCAGGTAGCTCTCCAGGGAGTGAGGCGCCCCCGGCCGTGTGTGGCTTCGTCGGCGATGGGTTGATCGAGACAGCCTGCACCGAGCCGCCTGGACACCCCCGGGGGCCGATGCCGGGCGACATGGGCCACCGCTGGAGCGCGACGCACCCGCGCGGGCACGAGATGTTGCGGCTGGTTCGTGGCGACTGCATCGACGCCTATGGCGCGTGCCACCACTGCTACGAACGCAAACACGCCAGGGAGCGCGATGACCGTGACGCTGCCGTCTCCCGGGCGTGTGCTCGATGGGCCGCCGCCGAAGAACTGCTGACCGACTTCGCCCGTCATGCGCAGCTCACGCCATCGCAGCGGTGCACCTACTGCCGCGCGCAAGTCCACACGGCGTGGTGCCCCGCGCGCCTCTCGGCCATCTTCCTGGGGCCGCCCGTCACGTCCGACGACGGCAAGCTCACCGTGGGCCACCTCGCCGAGACGTGCTCCCACGGCATCCCCGTGAGGACCTGTTACGACCATCGCGACCCCACAGCTACCACCGAGACGCCGACGGCGACTGGAGGGGACCGTGGATAAGCCGGGCTGCAAGGGCCGGCGCTGCAACGGCACCGGCAATCCCACGAGTTGCACGGCGCACTTTTGCTTTAGCGGACTGTCGGAAGACCAGCGGCGCAGGGCCTTGCTCGCGTCGGTCGGCGTTTACGAAGGCAGCCCTCTACTCGCGCGGATTCGCAGGGAGAGCGCACCCCGAGAGAAGGAGGGGCCGTGAACCGCCCGCTGCTTCTCTGCTGCTCGAGCGATGTGCTCGTGATCTTCCACGAAGGCCACCTGTGGTTCCGTCGGCACGAGTGGAACTCCGATCAGTGGGCGCCTCTCGAACTTCCCGGTGCGACGAAACGCCCCGCCAGTAAAACACCCGAAACCGTCGCAAGTACGCGCAGGAACAAGGGTTACACGCGCCGTTCGACGCGGTGAGACTGCGCACCTGGCCAGATTGCGAAACACGCATTGACCGACGCACGATGACCGCGGCCGACGGATGGACGAGGGAGAGATCGAGGCGATAGCCAGGGCAGTCGCGGCGCGATTAGGGCCGCAGCGCGCACCCGTCGCCGATCCGCTCGTCGCTGAGCTGATCGACGAGTACGAGGCCAGTCCCGAGTTCTCATCGCTGCGCGCGTGGAAGACCGAGCGCGCCCGTCACAAGCACCTGCGGCAGCACCTCGGGGACCGCCGCGTCTCGGAGCTGAACGAAGCCGTCCTCGACGACTACCGCGCGAAGCGCCGCGCCGAGCATGGCTCGCGCAAGGTGAAGGGAGAGCGCGTGCTGACCTCGCCCTCGACGCGAAACCGCGAGGTCGATCGGCTGTGCCGCGTGCTGAATTGGGCCGTCGACCGCGGGCGCTGCCCCGAGAACCCGATCGCGAAGCACGCCGACGAGCTCGAGCCCACCGGCCGCCGCACCTGGATCACGACCGATGACGTCGACCGGCTGCGCGAGGCGGCGCTCGAATACGGCCGCGACCCGCGGATCGGGCTCACGCTGCGCGCGATGATCTCGACGAAGTTCGACGCGTTCCTGCGCCGCTCGGAGCTGTGCTCGCTGCGCCGGGCGCAACTCGACTTCGCCGCGGGCGCCATCATCCTCGACGAGTCCGAGACGAAGGCCCATCGCGCCGGCACGCGCATCACGATCCTGTCGGACCGTGCCGCTGATGACATCCGCGCGCAGTCGCGACACCTCGGCTCGCCGTGGGTCTTCACGAACACGCGGGGAGGGCGCTACAACCCGCGCACGTTCCTGCGCATGATCCAGGCGGTCGCCGAGGCAGCTGGCGTCAAGGGCGCCGACGGTGAGCGTTTCGTTGCCCACGACGTTCGCGCCGGCGGGATCACGCAGCAGCTCGAGCTGCTCACGCCTCAGCGGGACGTCATGGATATGGCCGGGTGGACGACGGACCAGACCGCGCGCTACCACCGCGGCCGCGGCGCTCCCGCCGTCGCGCGGGCCAAGGCGCGCCTCGAAGCGTCCCGCCGCTGAGCCAGGGCCGGGCGCCTGGGCGCCGCACCCGCTGAACATGTAGGCAGGTGTGGCGTAGCCGCGTAGTAACAACTTCCTTTCGATCGTGTGCCGCAAGAAACAATTTTGAGAGCGTCGGGAGTGGGTGTATCGGTTGTTCACCCCCCGTGAACACGATTCAGCCCAACACGCCAGCGCTCGCGGAAACGCGAAAGGTTCATGGGGGCATGCATCTAGCGGCGCGTTGGGCCCTTTCCTGTGGAGCCATCCATGTCGAAGCGTATCGGCAAGGGTGGGTTGACGCGTTCCGTAGGTCATAGTTCTACGGAACCGAGGGTCGGGAGTTCGAATCTCTCTGGCCGCGCAGCCCATTCCGAAAATCAGCGTAAGTCGACGGCATCAAAGGCCCTTTTGTCGGGGCTTTTCCGGATGCGCGACGAGCAGTTCCGCGTCCTGCGCGATGCCGTCCTTTCCGAGGATGAGCGCCGCCAGATCGCCCGACTCACCCGCGCCGTAGCCGCGGGCCGCCTCTCCCCCGCTGCCGGCCGCCGCGCCGTGGTCCAGGCGGTCGCGTCGTGAGGCGCGCGGTGGCCCTGGTGGTTCTGCTCTCACTGGGCGGCTGCGCGCAGTTCGAGATGAAACAGTGCGCGGCGCTGTGCGGTTCGCGCGGCGTGCGTCGGTTCACGGAGGTTGCGCTCCCGGGGGCCACCGACCGCTCTCCGCTGTGTGAGTGCAACACGGGCGACGCCGACGGGGGTGCGCGGTGAGGTGGGGCGACTCCCGCGAGGTGGCGCTCAAGTCCATCGTCGCGCCCGGGGACGTGAAGGAGAGACAGCGCGCGCCGCACGTCGTGCAGCTGGCCGAGGACATTCGCGAGCTCGGCGGCGAGCCCGGCAACCCGCTGTGGGTCAAGAAGGTGCGTCAGGGCTGGCAGCTCATCGCCGGGCGCGACCGCTACTCGGCGCTGGCCCTGCTGGGCGCGAAGGTCGCCCCGGTGCGCGTCGTCGAGGAGGCGACCGCCCAGGAACTGCACGACCTCGAGGTGTCCGAGAACCTGCACCGGCGCGTGGACGACCGGGACGCGCTCATCCGCGAGCGGGTGCGGAAGGTAACGGAAAGGGTGCAGGCCGAGCGTGCGAATATTGGGACAAATGTCCCAGAAAGCCCTCGCAAGTCCGCGAAAGTAGAGGCGCGCGAGATCGTAGCGGAGCAGCTGGGCGTGACCCCGGCGGCGATCCGCAAGAGCGAGCAGCGCGCAAAGGCTCGTGAGGAGGGGGCGGCGCGGGACTCGGCCACGGGGACCGAAGGCCAAGGTCGGCTCACGGGAGCGCTTGCGCTGCCCCCTCCAATCGAGACGTTCGGCCACGCGCTGCCCGAGCACGTTCGCGCCGACGTCGAGCCGGTGCTGGCGGCGCTACGCAAGGTCGACGTCATGCTGAGGCAGGCGCAGGCGGCGGCGAAGGGGCTCGAGGTGACGACGTTCGAGCGAGGAGCGGCGGCCGGCATCGTCGAGCAGCTGCAGCGCCTCGGCGAGCACGTGCGCGCGGTAACGCCCGCGGCGCTCTGCCCATATTGCCTCGGCGCCGCTCCGACGAAGGCCGGCAACGGCTGCAAGGCCTGCAACACCACCGGCTACGTCACGCGGCAGGTGTTCGAGTCGGCGCCGCGGGAGAAGCGGCACGGAAACCAACCAAACAAAGGAGCGATCAATGGGAACGAGGCGAGTGAAGAACGTGGCGATGCCCGAGATGCCGATGATGGCGAACGTGGTCTCAGGCGGGATGTGCGCGAAGGAGGCGAGTCCTCCGCCGCACTACGAGGAGTCGCGGGAGCTGTTCAACGAGGCAAGGCGGGCGATCAAGCGGGCCCTGGCGCACGCGGCGGCGCACGACCTGACGTACGACCTGTCGCGAGCGGCGAAGGCGTTGCAGGGGCTGGACTTCTAGGGGCATCCCAAAAGAAGCCGCGCGGGCACCGTGTCGTCATCGTCGACGAGCAGGGCGTCGAGCACGAGATGCTGCCCGACGAGGATCGGGCGCCCATCGACGAGGACTCGATCCCTTTCTAGGGGCCGCCATGACCGCCCCCCAACTCGCCCTGTTCGGCCCCGCGCCCATGCTGCGCGACCGCAAGCCGCTCGTCTCGGTGCCCACGGCCGGCGTCATCCAGCCCCGGGATTATCAGCTGCGCGCCGACGCCGCAATTGACGACGCGCTCGCGAAGCACCGCTCGACGTTGGTCACGATGGCGACCGGCACGGGCAAGACCGTCCTCTTCGCGATGCAGGCCCGCAAGCGCGGGAACGCCCTGGTCATCGCGCACGAAACGAGCCTCATCGAGCAGGCGGCGCAGAAGCTCAGGCACGTCACCGGCGAGTACGTCGCCATCGAGAAGGCCGAGCGGCGGGACCGGGCGAACGCGAAGTACGTCGTTGCCTCCATGCAGACACTGCGGGGCGACCGGCTGCGGTTCTTCGCCGAGACGCACGCGCACATCGATCTCATCGTCATCGACGAGGCGCACCGGGCGCTCGCGAAGAGCTACCGGGACATCATCGCGGCGTTCCCGCACGCGAAGGTTCTCGGCGTCACGGCGACGGCCGACCGCGGCGACAAGAAGGCCATGGGCCTCGTGTTCGACAGCGTCGCGTTCCGGTACGACATTGTCGACGCCACGGCGGACGGCTGGCTGACACCCTTCGACTGGTACCCGATGGACGTCACGGGCGTGAATCTCGACGACGTCGGGCTGAAGGGCGGCGACCTCGACCAGGACCAACTCGACGAGCAGCTCGTTGCGCAGGCGGGGCAGATGGCTCAGGCCGTCGTGCAGCACTGCAAGGGGCTGCGCACGGTGGCGTTCTGCCCGGGCGTGAAGTCGGCGACGCTGGCCGCCGAGGCGGTCAACCGCATCGAGCCGGGCACGGCGCGCGCCATCTACGGCGACCTGCCCGACCACGAGAAGGCGGCGATCAAGGCGGCGCACGCGCGCGGGGAGTTCCTGCGGCTGTTCAACTGCGCGATCCTCATCGAGGGATACGACGATCCGCGGCTCGAGGCGATCGTCGACTTCGCCAAGACCAAGTCGCGCGCGCGGTTCGCGCAGAAGCTCGGGCGCGGGTCGCGGCTGTGGCCGGTGGGCATCGACCACCTGGCGACGCCCGAGGAGCGGCGCGCAGCCATCGCGGCCAGCCCGAAGCCGACGTGCAAGTTCTACGACGCGAACTACGGGCAGCACGGCCACACCCTCGCGGGCCCCATCGACCTGCTGGGCGGCCGGTACGACGACGAGACGAAGGAGCGCGCCAAGAAGAAGCTGGCCGAGACGGGCGGCAGCGTCGAAGGCGCTCTCGAGCTCGCGGCGGCCGAGCTGGCCGAAGAGAACCGGCGCAAGCTGGCCCGGCTCGCGGCCAAGGCGGCCAAGGCGAAGGGGCAGGTGCTCGTGGGGCCGGCGCGGGCCGCGTGCGAGCTGTTCGGGGTCGCGACGGACATGGGCGTGGACGACGAGCCCCGCGGCGAACCCATCGAGCACATCGTCGCGTGGCTTGAAACGAAGGGCGTGAAGAACGCCGGCTCGATGCCCGAGGCCGCGGCGAGGAAGCTCAAGCGCACGCTCAAGGAGCGCGCGGCCGCGGGGCTGGCCACGTTCAAAATGGTCAAGGCGCTCAAGAAGGCAGGGCACCCGCGCGCCGAGACGCTGTCGTTTGCTGAGGCCGGCAGGCTGATGGGCATCGTCTCGGCCGAGTGGGGACGCGGCAACTGGAACTTCAAGCTCCAGTCCTGGATGTGCGAGCCGAGCGCGGGAGGCGACCAGTGAACCGCCGCGTGACCGACCAGGCCATCGAGGAAGCGCGGCAGATGCGAGCGGCCGGCATGGGTTGGCGCCAGATCGCCGCGGACCTGGGCATCGCGCACAGCACGGCGCGCATGCTCGTCCTGGGGCCCGAGGGAGTGCAGGCATCGAAGCGCGCCAAGGTGGGCAAGGACGAACTGCCGCCGCGTGTTGCTGAGGCGGTGCAGCTGCGCAAGGCAGGCGCAACGAGGCAGCAGATTGCGCAGCGCATGGGCATCCAGCCGGCCACGGTCGACGTGTTCATGCGCGAGGCGAGAAGGCGCGGGGCCGTCGCGGGCGAGGCGACCGGGAACGCCGAGATGCGGCCCGTGCGGGTCATCGGCGTGTGCCCGGTGAAGCGGTGCGGGACGCGCATCTTCGACGACGGCCGCGGCCATGTGTGCGTGCCGGATGTCGTCGCGTTCATGGGGCGGCGGGGCGAGCAGAACTGCGGCACGGACACGGGGAGGCGGAGATGAGGAACTCTCGCATCGACGCGGAGTCGGTTCGCCAGGCCGTGAGCCTGATCGAGCTGCTGCCCGCCGATGCGAATCCGCGCCGCGTGGGCCGCGACGCCTATCAGGCACTGTGCTCGTTCCACGACGAGAAGAACCGCTCGATGTCGGTGCGGCTCACGCCGAGCGGCTGGCGGTACCGGTGCTTCGCCTGCGGAGAGTCGGGCGGCGTCGTCGACTACTTCATGGCCACGCGCAAGGTCGATTTCAAGACGGCTGTCCGTGAATTGAGCGGCGGCCGCGACCTGTCGTTCACGCCGAAGAAGCGGCGCCGGCCGGGCTTCCTGGTCGTGTGCTCGGAGTGCCCCGGACGCGCCGACATCGACGCCGACGACGTCGTGCACTTGATGGTCTATCGCGCCCCCGACCTCGGCTGGCTCGTCGAGGAGCACCGCGCGCTGTGCCCCGCGTGCGTCGAGAAGCGGCTCTCCGACCCGTACCACGGCGGCCAGCAGACGATGTTTCGGAGGGCTGGTTGAATCCGAAGGAACTAGCCGCGTGGCGCGCCAAGGTGCGCGAGCGCGAACGTCAGAAGATCGAGGCTGAGCGCAAGCGACTCGCCTCTCTTCCGGCGCCCAAAAGTGCAACGTCTGGCGGGGACGACCAAGGGCCCGCTCCATTGGAACGACGGGCGGTCGTTCTGGGGAAATCCAGCCTCACGGTCGCACGCGGCCGGGGACTACCGTCAGCCCCGGTAGCTGGACGAAGCGGCATTGGCCGCGGGCCCCGTCAGTCGGAGAACGTCAACGCGTCAGAGCTCGCCCACAGTGCTGAGCGCACGACAGAGGTCGCGCCTTCAGTACCCGGGGCGAGTAGCAGCGCGCACGCCGACACACAGCGCAAGCAGTAACCGACCAGCAGCTGGCCCCACGCAGCAGCAGACCGGAGCCCGACTCAGCCCACCTGAGCACGGGGGTGTAGCGGTGTACCTGGATGGTTGCCTATCAGCAAAACTTATGGTGCTATGAGTTTCAGTTATACGCGGGAGGGCCAGGTAGATGGCTGATGAAGCGACTTTGGTTCCTGTTGCAAGGACCGAACTGGGCCAGTTTCCGCCCGGGGTGTCCGGTCATCCAGGTGGGCGAATGCCCGACCGCGTGCGCAAGTTCCTCGACGTGATGGAGGAGCACGCCACGCCCGAAAAGACGCGGTTCTTCTTCGACCGCATGCGGGCCTTGGCGCTGGGCGAGCTCGAGGTCACGAAGCACACGCCCGATGGTGCCGAGTACCGCACGAAGCTGCCGCCTGACGCCGCGTTCGCGAAGCTGTACCTCGACCGCGTGTACGGTCCCGTGAAGGAGCGCGACCTTGGGCCGGCGCTGGCTGAGGCGCTCGCGGGGTTGCCGGACGACGTGCTCGTGGTGCTGCGGAGGGCTGCTTGAAGGATCCAACGTGGGACGCGAACACGCGCGACTACATCGCGAGCCTGCGCGATGACCTGAAGCGCGCGGCGGACCTGCTCGGCCAGCACGGGACGCACTCGGCCGTGTGTCTGTGCGAGTGCTGCCACCTGGGTTGCTCGGACGCGATCGAGAACCACGACGGTGACCACGTCGACGCGTGCGAGCGCGGGCAGTTCATCAAGCGAATCGAGACGACATGAGCACTTCCGTGCGCTGGCTCAAGCTCGTGGCGCTCGATGCCCGTGACCGCCGCTGGTGGACCAGGGTGCGCCATGCCCTGTCGGCTGCGATGCGCGCGTTCCGCGAAGCCTGGACGATGCCATGAGCGCCGTCAGCATCCGCCCCGGCACGGTCGCCGACTGGCCGCACGTGGGCGACTCATTCTGGCACAGCTACCACCAGTCGCCGTACGCCTCGGGAACGCCCGCGCGCGTGCTCGCGGACCAGCTCGACGTGTTGCTCGGGTCGCGCTCGTGGACGCTGCTGATTGCGTGCGCCACCGAGGAGCCGACGGAAATCCTCGGGTGGCTGCTCGTGCGACGCGGGACGCCTCAGCGCGCGGCGTGGCTGTTCGTGAAGCCGATGTGGCGAGGCAAGGGCGTGGCTCGTGCACTGGTCAAACACGCCGACCTGCGGCCTGGGAATTGCGAATGCGCCTTCATGGATCCGGAAGTTGCAAAATGGGCCAAAAACAAGGGGTATACGCTCCGTCTCCGGCCTCACATGTCAGCCGTCGCCGCGTATGACGCCGAGAAGGGAGCCGCCTAAATGGGAAGACGCCCATTGCCCCGTGCTGTCGAGTTGCCACCGCCCGTCGATGGGTGCACCTGGATCCCAATGGCCAAGGGGCGTTTCGTGCTCGTCGATGAGGTCGACGCCGACCTGGCGATGTTCAATTGGAGCGGAGACAGGTACGCAGAGCGCAGCGGGGGCAAGAAGAACAGCCATATCAGGCTGCACGTGGAGGTGGCGCGTCGGATGGGGATTGCGCCCACGTCATTCGTCGACCACATCAACCGCAACAAGTTCGATTGTCGCCGCAGCAACCTGCGTGAGGCCACGCGAGCGCAGAACAACAGCAACGGGGTCAAGTCGACCACCGCGCGGACGGCGTCAGGGTTCCGCGGCGTGCATGCGCATCGTTCGATGTGGCAGGCGCGGATCCAGGTCGGCGGAAAGCCGGTCCACCTGGGGAATTTCCCGGACCGCGATGCTGCGGCACGGGCCTACGACATCGCCGCGCAGCAGGTGCACGGCGCGTTCGCCGTCCTGAACTTCCCGAAGGGGGCCGCGTGACCTTCCGGGGCAAGGGCATGCCGCTCGACGACTCGGCGCGGTTCGACGTGGGCCCGAACGACTTCCACCGCTTCAACCTGGGCGAGGTCGTCGAGGTCAACCGCGCGCTGTGGGTCGTGACGCGGCTCAACACGGTCGTGGGCACGGTGGACCTAACGCCGATGACGTCGTGGGACGAGTTCAAGAAGGGCCTGCGGCGGCGCAGCGCGGTGGCGGTGCCTGACGAGTACGGGCGCGTCGAGCACCTCAAGTTCGTGGAGGGGTTGAAGGAGGGCACGAACTGAGCGCAGCCCTTCGCGCCGCCGCCGAACGCGAGTGGAAGCGCCGCCAGGCTGCGCGACAAGAGGCCCGGCTCGCGTCGTTCACGTACGAGGCCGTCTGTGCTGGGCACGAGCGGCAGCTGGCTGCGGTGCGGGATGAAGCGCGCTACGCCATCTGGCTGTGCTCGCGCCGCGCCGGCAAGACGAACGGCGTCGCGTTCCGTCTCGGGCGCCGCTCGCTCGCTAAGCCGAACGGCAACCGCATCTACATCGCGCTGACGAAGGACCAGGCGCGCGAGATCATGTGGGAGCCGATCTGGAAGCCCATGCTCGCGAAGTGGGGCCTTGGCGGCGAGCACAACGAGACGCGCATGGTCACGAAGTTCGACAACGGCTCGCAGGTGCGCTTCACGGGCACCGACGACGTGCGCCACATCGAGACGGAGCTGGGCGCCGCGCTGGATGATGCGGTCATCGACGAGGCGCAGAGCCAGGGAGACACGGTACTCGTGCCGTTGGTGGAACGCATCTTGCCGCCCGCGCTCGGCGACCGCATGGGCGGCCTGCTGCTAACCGGCACGGTCCCCGAGGTGGAGACGGGGCTGTTCTGGCGCACGTGGCAAACGGGCGACTGGTCGAAGCACAACTGGTCGATGTTCCAGAACCCGCACTTTCCGAACCCGCAGATGGTCGTGGATGAGCACCTCAAGGCGAACCCGGGCCTCACCATCGACAGCCCGAGTATCCGCCGCGAGTACTACGGCGAGTTCCGCTTCGACGAGAGCGTGACGGCGTACCGCTACAACCCCGAGCGCAACGGCTACCGCGGCGCGCCGCCGACGCTGCTCACGGACTTCTCGGCGGGCATCGACCCGGGCACGGTCGACCGCACAGCCATCGTCGTGTGGGGCTGGAGCGCGCAGGCCCGCGACGTGTGGCAGGTGCACGAGCGCGTGTGGCCGAAGCACAGCCAGGTGCAGTGGAGCGAGATCGCCGCCGAGTGCCAGGTCATCGCGAAGAAGTTCCCCGGCTGCCGCTTCCGGTACGACGCCGGCTCGTCGAAGAACGAGCTGGACACGTTCGGGCGTGACTACGGCATCCCGGTCATACGCGCCGCGCAGAAAGCGGACATGCCTGGGCAGGTGCGCCGCTTCAACGACCTGCTCACGCAGGGCCGCGCGCACATCCTCATCGGCAGCGACCTGGAGCAGGACCTGCTCAAGACGCGATGGGACCTCGACGCGCGTGCGCTGGGTCGCTTCCGCTGGTCGTCGCACTGGCACCCCGACGTCGCCGACGCCGCTCGGTACGGTGCGCAGGACTACTTTGACCTGTACGAGGCTCCGAAACCGAAGCGCCGCATCAAGGACAGCGAGCGCGAGGACGAGGTGGTCAAGTCGCTGCTCGAAGCTCCGCCCGAGGACGAAGGTTGGCGAGACGGTTCTCTTGAGCGGTTGGGGATTTTCGGTTAGGTTGTCAATGGTGATCGACTGGAAGTCACTTCCCACCGGGCTCACGTCGCCGCTCGCGATGAGCGTATTCCCGGAGAGCAAGCTTCCGGAGACGCCGGCAGGTCGCATGGAGTTCATCGTGGACCTTCTCGTCGGATTCCCAATCGTCGACGAAAACGGCGAGCCGACCGGCGAGTACACGGGTCCGGTCATCACGAAGGCGACCGCCAGGCGGCTCATGAAGGGAATCAAGTGAAGGTTCCCGACACCCTGGAATTGCTGCTCGACCTGATGCGCGCCAAGGGCTGCGCGTCGTTCGAGTTCGAGGCGGCCGGCGTCGGGGGATCGCCGGTGAAGGTTAAGGTCACCAGCATGAGCGGCGCACCGTCGGTGCCGACGTTTACGACCACCGCGCCCGACTCGGATCTCGTTTATCGCACGCCGTCGTTCAGCATGTCCGTCGTCGATTCGGTAATGGAACGCCGCCCGTCCGACATAGAACTGGCGCTGAACCCTCCGCAGCTCGACGAGGCCGAAGAGTCGGCCGACCCGTCCGAAGCCCTCGCTCCCGAGGCACCCCGCGTATCTGCGCCTGCCGGCGCGCCCGATCCTGACGCCAGCGCCTAGCGCGCGGCGTCGCCCTACCGGGCAGCGTGACTCTAAACGCCGAGCGTCGCCAAGGCGACGACGGGCCGTCTCGTTACCGCTGGTGGGCTGAGCCGGAAGGGCGCGCGGGCGGGGCGCTCACGATCGCGGCCGCCAACATCGAGAAATGGAACTGGGCGCGGCGCTACCTGAACTTGACGTGCATGCGCTACATGACCGGGCGCGAGCTCTCGGCCGTGTACAGCTACTCGATGGCCCGGCGCCCGGGCAACCTCGTGCGCACGTACAGCGCCGCCGAGTGGAAGGCGCCGAGCTTCAACGTCATCGCGACGTGCGCCGACGTGTACAGCGCGCGCGTGTGGAAGAACCGGCCGTTCATCCAGGTCATCCCCATCGCGGGCGACTTCAAGGCGCGCGTTCGCTCGAAGAAGCTCTCGCGCTTCGCTGACGCTGTCTTCGATGAGACGAAGTTCTGGCCGCAAGTCGAAATGGCCGGCATCGACTGCATGACGACCGGCGACGCATTCTTCAAGGTGCGCGAAGGCATCGGCGCTGACGGCGGGAAGATCGCCATCGACCGCATCCTGGCCGACGAGATCCTCGTGAACGAAGAGGAAGCGCAGTACGGCAACCCGCGCTCGATGATTCAGCGCGTGTTCATGCACCGCGAGGAGCTGTATTACAAGTACGGCAGGAGCAAGGAAGAGAAGAACGCCATCGAGCGCGCGCCTTCGGCGTACCCGGGCTTCTACTATGGCTCCGACCTCAACTATCGCGACATCGTGCCGCTCGTCGAGGGCTGGAGGCTTCCGGGCGCGGACAAATCAACCGAGGACGGGCGAAAGCTGCTCTCCGTCGGTGACTGCACGCTCGACGATCGCAAGTACAAGAAGCACGGCTTCCCGTTCGCGCGCTTGCAGTTCAAGCCGATGAGCGTGGGCTACTTCGGCCAGGGCCTCGCCGAGCAGCTGCTGCCGATTCAGGCCGAGATCAACCGCATCGACGATGGCATCTGGGAGAGCATGCGCAGGATGGCGTGGCCGCGCGTCGTCGTCGACACGAACAGCAAGGTCAACGAGAACAGCCTGGCCGGCAAGGCTGGCGGCATCGTGAAGTGGACGAGCGGCGGTAGCGCGCAGGCGCCCGAGTTCGTGACGCCGGCCATCATGGCGCCCGAGATCTACCAGAACCGCGACCAGTGGATTCAGAAGGGGTTCAAGCGCGCGCGCATCAGCGAGAGCGCGGCGAGCGGCGAGAAGCCCCAGGGCTTGAACAGCGGCGCTGCCATCATGGCCTGGTCGACGCTCGACGACAGCGCGCACGCCGACCTCGGGCAGCGCCTAGAAGACTGCGTGACCGACGTGGCGAACCTCGTGTTCGACCTCGCCGAGGACGTCAAGCCGCGCGTTCGCGTTCCGGGGCGCACGGTGCAGGAAATCGACTGGGACGACGCGAAGATGGCCCGCAACGCCTACGCCTCGCGTGCGTTCCCGATGTCGCGGCTCCCGCAGCTGCCCGCGGCTCGGCTCCAGCAGGTTGCCGACTGGTACGCCGACGGCATCATCGACAAGTCGACGAAGTTGCGGCTCGAGCAGGTGCCCGACACTGAGGGCTACGCGGACCTGTTCACGGCGGCCGAGGACAACGTCCACATGTGCGTGGACAAGATCATCGAAGAGGGCAGCGAGGGCTACGAGCCGCCCGAGCCCTACCAGGACCTCAAGCGCGCGATTCAGATCGGCCAGTCGCGGTGGTTGCAGGAGCGCGACCGCGATACGCCCCAGGACCGCCTCGACCTGCTGCTGACGTGGATCATGCAGTGCCAGGAGCTGATGGAGCAGGGCAACCCGCCGCCCGCCATCGGCATCCAGGCGCCCGAGCTGCCGCCCGGGGTCGCCCCGGCGGCCGGCGCAGGGCCAGCGAACGGAGTTCCCCGCGGCGCCCCCGGCGCTGCGCAGCCAACCCCGGCGCAAATGGCGCCACCGGCATAGGTAGACCCACGCGGACCTGGAGGTACATCCATGACCATCGAAGCAGTCTCGACCGCGCCCATCATCGGCACCGGCAGCAACGCCCCGCCCGCGCCCACCGCGGAGCCCGATATTGGGACAAATGTCCCAAAAACTCCCGAGGCGACGCCGGCCGACACCGCCGTGGACCCAAAGACCGTGGCGCACATCGCGCGCCTGTCCAAGGAGGCCCGCGAGGCGAGGCAGAAGAACGCCGCGCTGGAGGCCGCCATCAAGGAGGCCGAAGCGAAGGCCGCGAGCACGCCCGCCGAGTTGAAGGCCAAGGCCGAGCGCCTGGACCGGCTCGAAGCCGCGAAGGCAGCGGGCAAGCACCTCGACGTGCTCAAGGAGCTGGGCGTCGAGTTCGAGGCCATCATCCAGGCGCAGCTCGACAAGGATCCCGACGCCCAGGCCTCTCCCGAGGCGCTGAAGGCGCTGGAGGAGATCGAGAAGCTCAAGGCCAAGGACGCCGAGCGCGAAGAGAAGGCCAAGAAGGAGCAGGCCGAGAAGGAAGCGGCGGCGCTCAAGGCCGGCGCGGACCGCGCGCGAGCGTGGATCGGCGACAAGGTGAAGTCCGACCTGACGCGGTGGGAGCTATGCGCCCGCGCCGATGGCGCCGAGGGCCGAGAGAACGCCGTGGAGCTCGCCTTCGAGGCCACCGCGAAGAAGGCCAACGCCATCGCTGCCGAGAAGAAGGCCGCGGGCGAGGCCGACGACTGGCGCCCGAACAAGGAAGAGGCGGAGGCGCTCGTCGTCGAGGCGCTCGACCTCATCGAGGCACACCTCGACGCAAAGGGCAAGCTGTACACTCGACAGGGCGCGCAGAATGTGCAACGCTCGTCGAAGCATGAGGGCCTGCAATTGACCAGCACGGACATCGACGCGAAGGCGTCGCCGCCGACGTTGGGCAACGATCGCGGCCCCACGCGGACGCTCACGCGCCCGCGAACGCAGATGACCGCACGGGAAGCGCGCGAGCGTTACCGTGCGTCGCTGCGCGAGTAGCTCGGTAGAACCCCGCGCATAGCCCCGGTGAAGGGCATCCAGGCGAACCGCCCATGTGGAGCGGACGCCGTCCCTTCACTCGGAGGCAGCCATGCCCGGGATTACGTTCTCGACCCAGGATGCGAACGCGCTTCGCACCTTCTACACCGACAGCTACGACGATCTGGCCTTCCGCGACCACCCCATGATGGGGATCTGCGAGAAGAAGGAGGAGTACGGCTCCGTCGTCTCCGTCAACATGTCGTACGCCTACACGGCTGGCCGTGGCGGCACCTTCTCGACGGCGCAGGCCAACGAGAGCGACATCCCGCGCGCGCCGTTCCTGGTGACGCCGGCCCGTACCTACGGCCTCGAGACTGTCCAGAACACGGACATGGAACTCTCGAAGTCGAAGAAGGGCGCCGTGGTCAACCTGTTCCAGGACGCCATCGAGAAGTCGATGCGCGCGTGCGGCGACGACCTCGAAGCGCTGCTCTTCGGCGACGGCTCGGGCACGCTCGGCACCATCTCGTCGTTCACGAACCCCTCGGGCGTGATCTACGTGATGACGCTCACCAACCCGAGCGACGCGTACAAGTTCTTCATCAACCAGGTCCTGGTGTCCAAGGCCACGGCGTTTGCGGCCGCGCTCGATACCGGCACGGCCATCGTCACCGCGGTCGACCCCATCGCGGGCACGGTCACGGCGAACGGCCAGTCCTCGTGGGCCGCGGTTGCTGGGCACGTCCTCGGCTACCAGGGCACCATGGCGGCTTCGACGTCGCAGCAGACGTTCGTGGGCTTGGCCGGCTGGATCCCCGACGACCTGAACCGCCCGGGCACGAGCGATTCGTTCTTCGGCGTGAACCGCTCGGCGGCCGGCGTGCTCCTCGCGGGGCACTACAAGAACGGCACGGCGCTCAACGTGCAGCAGGCCGGCTCGTCCGTCCTGTACTCGACGGGCAACGTGTCGGGCGCGAAGCCGGACACCTGGATGATGAACTTCTCGAACTACGAGAAGTACCAGACGCTCGTCGATACGAAGGGGCGCAACGTCCAGGCCAAGGGCGACGGCATCACGACGCTGTACGACGGCCTCAAGATGCAGGGCCCGAAGGGCACCGTGACGGTCATCCCGGCGACGTTCTGCCCGGCGGACCACATGTACATCCTCGACTCGAGCACGTGGAAGCTCGGCGCGCCGGACGGCGAGATCATCAAGCCCGCCACGAAGAACGGCGAGCCGGTGGAACTCTCGACCAGCGACGCGAACGAGGTCCGCTTCCGCGCCCTCGGGTTCTTCTACTGCACGGCGCCCGGCTACAACGGCGTCGCGCGGGTGGCCGCGTAACATGGCTGTCCAGGCACCCACGTGGCAGACGCAGGATGGGGCCGACGGTGAACCCGGCGTCCTCAACCTGTACTGCCAGTACACGTCGGGGGCGACGGGAGCGATCCCGACGACCCTGACGCGCTCGCAGGGGTTCCAGTCGGTGGCACGGACGGGCACGGGCGTCGTGGACTTCATCCTCAACGCGCCCGCGTTCAAGCTGCTCGACTGGTCCGTGCAGGTCATCCAGGCGACGCCCGCCAACACGGGCGCGTGCGAGTCCACGCTGGTCGACGCGGTTGCCACGGCTTCCTCGGCGACGTCTTGCAAGGTGACGGTCACCTTCCGCAAGAACAGCGACTTCACGGCCGTTGACACGGCGGACGGGGACATCGTTCGTCTCCGCCTGACGCTCAAGACGGTCTCGCTGAACGGGTGACACATGGGCTTCGCTGACGACATCGCGGGCAAGATGAAGGGCCCGCTCAAGGAGGGCGCGGCGGGCGAGGAGCAGGCGGAGCCTGCCGCCGAGGCCAGCGACGAGGAGATGAAGGGCCGGGCCATTCGCGAAGCGCTGGAGGCGAAGGACGACGGCGCGCTGTACGAAGCGATCATGGCCTGCAAGTAGCACCCGAGGGACTGCCGGATGGCGCTCACGCTCACACAGCACATAGCAGCCGTCCGGCAGTTCTCGAACACCGAGAACAACACTGGGTTCGTCACCGACACTGAGATCACGTCGCGCCTGAACGAGGCGATCAGTGAGCTGTACGACCTCGTCGTCGTCGCCTTCGAGCACTACTACGTCTCGGAGGACGGCCCGTTCACGCTCGCGGGCGGCGTCGGCGCGAACACGCACACGCTGCCGGCCGACTTCTACAAGTACATCGGCCTCGACCGTGACCCGAACACGACGTACACGACGACGGTCCCGAAGCTGCCGAGCTTCGCCGAGCGGAACCGCGTGGGCGGCCCAGCCGCGTTCGTGCAGGGGCTGACGACGCTGGTCATCATGCCGCCGCAGGCCGCGGGCGGGACGTTCCTCATGTACTACGTGCCCAAGGCGCCGACGCTCGTCGACCCGACGGACACGCTCGACGTGAACCTCGCCCATTGGGAGGAGTTCATCGACATCCGCGCCGCCGTCGCGGTCTGCAACAAGCGCGAGATGACCGAGATGGCGCAGACGCTCGAGGCAAAGCTTCAGGCGCTCACGCTGCGCATCCATGCGATGGCCGCGAATCGCACCGAGGAGCCGTCCCAGGTGGCGCTCGCCGACAACATCGGCCGCCGCTGGTGGGGCAACGGCGAGGACTGGCGCTGATGGGAGTCTTTGATTCGCTGTTCACTGTGCTCCAGGTCCAGGACCAGGACACGAACCGCGTCCAGTACAACGTCAAGCAGGCGTTCGTGGGTCTCGGGCAGGCATTCACGCGCGCGCTCGGTGCGGCGTTCACGACGGTGCCCAGTGGGTCGGTCACCGTGTCGATGACCAACGCGCCCACGGGCTCGAGCTCGACGCCTGCGCGGTACGTGAAGATCCCCGACGGCAAGGGCGGCTACTTCACGTTCGGGAGCCTGACGTAATGGCGACCGGCGCAACCATCGACTGCCCGCTGCTGACGCAGAACCAGCAGTCGCCCAAGACCACGCAGGTCGTGGGCCGCATCCAGCGCGTCGTGAACGGCGTGATTCGGCAGTTCGAGGGCAAGGCATCCGACGTCGGATCGGGGCGCAGCATCCAGGCGCGCATCGACCCGCGGGACGGCTTCACGCCCTTCTCGTCGCAGACCTACTCGCCTCTCACGGGCGCCTCCGGTGCCGGTCTCACGTCAACACCGACGCTGCTCATCGAGAACGGCGTGGGCGGGCTCGTGGGGCTGTTCGATGACGTGCCAGGGACGTTCTCGTCGGGCGCGAATGCATGGGAGGTGGACCCGCGCGGACTGATTCCGTCGACCACGCTCTCGACGCTCGTCCGCTACACCGGGAACACGAAAGCGCAGCAGCCCGACTCGGCCGCCGTCGGCAACGCGGTCATGACGGCGTGGGTCGATGCGGTCGACGGCGTCGTGTACGAGATCCAGGACACGAACGGGTCGGTTGTCCTGCTGCCCACAGTGCTCGGCACGGGCGCGGCCGGCATCGTCAAGGTGGTCGCCGACGGGTCGCGGTTCTGGCTGTTCGCGTTCGGCGCGGCGGCGGGCGTAGTCGTCGCGATCGACGTGCATGGCGCCGTACTCGGCACGCCCGCGAGCGTGAGCCTGGCGACCTCGGGCGATCGCTGGGACGTCACGTACAACGGGGACATCGGCGTCCGGTTCGCGCGCCCGAGCGGCGGCGCCGGCGTCACCACGAGCCTGTTCACGTGGAACGGGACGGCCATTGTCCAGGCCGACGTCACCGACAACACGATGCTGTGCGGCGACAAGATCGCGCAGTGGCTGACGAACACGTCGGGCTCGAACGGCTACCTCGCGACGGTCGACGGCAATGCGATCCACGTCTGGCGCGTCACGAACGCCGGCACGCAGAACCACCAGTACGACGCGGACACGGGCCTGACCGTCGCGAACCTGCTCAACCTGACGGGCTCGTTCATCAACGACGGGACGGGCGACGTTCTCGTGGCCTACACGGTCGTGTCGACGACGGACGACCGCAAGAACGTGACGCATGCGAGCCGCGCGCACTTCTCGAGCTCCGCGTTCACGGCGACGCTGACGCAGACGAGCCTCAGCCTCGTTTCGCGCGCCTTCCAGCTCGAATCGACGACGCGCTGGTACGCGGTGGGCTACTACCCGAGCGGCGCAGCGAACGGAAACGGGCAGCCCTGCTTCTACCTGATGAACCTCAACGCCGCGGCGGCGACGGGTGTCCTCTCGCCCGTCCAGGTCGTGGGGCGCTTCGACTACCTGCTCGCTTGGGGCGCCTGGAACACGACGTCCTCGACGTACCAGCGCTTTCAGCTCTCGTCGCCGTACGAAGCCGCGGACGCGACCACGCGGGTGGCGCTCAACTACCGGGCCGAGTCGTTCACCACGGTGGGCTTCGGCCGTCGAGGCATCGACGCGTTCGTGGCCACGGCGTTCCCGGCGAACACCGTGGGCGTGAAGGAGTACGTGTTCACGCCGAGCGCGGGTGAGGCGTTCACGTTCGCGGGCGAGACGCTCATTCCGGGCCCGCTCGCGGTGCTCAACAGCGGCCCGACGTTCTCCGAGGCCAACGTCAATCAGGCACCCGAGCCGCCCACGCTGGTGGCCTCGACGGCGGGTGGCTCGCTGACGCCGACGAAAGCTTACCAGTACGTCGTGGTCTTCGAGGGCACGAACAACGACGGCTCGATCTGGCGATCGCTGCCCACGGCGGGCGTGTCCGTGACGCTGGGCGCGACCGACAACACGGTCACGCTGACGGGGCTGACGTGCTTCGTCTCGCAGCGGGCGAAGATCAACATCAGCATCTACCGCACGTCGTTCATCTCGGGCGTGGCGACCACGAACCACTACAAGGTCACCAACGACCTCTCGCCCACGCTGAACAACACGGCGAGCGCGACGTGGACCTTCGTCGACACGATGTCGGACACGTCGGCGACGTCGAACGAGATTCTCTACACTGACCAGGGATTTCTCGACCGCTACCCGGCGCCCGCGTTCTCGATGGGCCTCGACTGGCAGCTGCGCGAGTGGGTCATCGGCTACGACGGCGCCGTGTGGTTCTCGGGGCTCAAGACCGACGGTGACGCCGTGTGGTTCAACCCGCTGTTCCGCGTCGTGCTGCCGTCGAACGAGAAGCCCGTGAGCATCGCGCAGGTGGACAGCTTCATGCTGATCTTCACCGCATCGAGCATCTGGCAGATCCAGGCCGGCGGACTCCCCGACGATACGGGCGCGAACGGAAGCATTCCCGTCCCGACGCGCCTACCCTTCGCCAACGGCAGCCTGGGTCACGCGAAGACGATCCGCGACGGCGTGCTCTACGACTCCAGCGCGGGCGGCGCCTGGTGCATCACGCGCGACCTGCGCAACGTGTTCATCGGCGCCGCGGCCCAGACGGACTTTCAGGCCGGCGCCATCCGCGGCATCGCTGTGAACAGCGACCAGCGCGCGGCATTCCTGCTGGGTACGACGGCGGTCGTATGGGACAGCGAGGCGAGCGCCTGGACGACGTGGGCGCTCCCTGCCTCGTCCTCGCTCATCTCGACGTACCGGGGGCAGTTCGTGATCGGGCAGGCGGCCCCGAACGCGGTGTGGTCGCAGATCGCCGACTCGAGCGACGACAACGGCGCCGGCATCCCGCTGACGCTGCGGATCGCGCAGTGCGACCTCGGGGGTGTACGGAACTTCAAGCGCTGCTGGGCGACGCAGTTCTTCGGCGAGTACATGGGCGACCACGACCTCGAAATTGACATGTTCCTCGACGACGACACGACCACGCCGGTCGCGTCGTGGGCGTTCACGCCCGATTCAACGGCACCGTACCTGTTCGAGCTCGCAATGCCGCAGGAGCTGATCTCGAACGTCGGATTCGAGTTCCGCACGCTGTTCCCGCGCGGGGCGAGCGGAGGCGCCGCGTTCGAGTCGCTGGCGTTCTACGTGGGCCTGGAGAAGGGCCTCAACAAGCTGGCCATCGCGCGAAGGATCGCGCCGACATGATCAGTCGCAATCCGTATAGACCGTGCGGCCGTACTGGTTCGACGTGCACGACGTGTGCTTCGAGTTCGAGCCGCTCAGGTTCACGCCGCGCAGCGCATCCCGCACTCGGCTGCGCCGCTCCACCGCGGCGTTGTAGTCCTGCGCCTGCGCGTCGTACGTCTGCTGGCGAGCCATCTCGTTGTCGTAGACCCGACGGCAGTCTCCGTTCGGCGTGTCCATGTAGCCCCGGGCTCGCAGGTCCTGGCAGTACTGCCGCCACGCGACCTCGTCGTACGTCGGATAGATGGGCTGCGGCCGCACGGGCGCAGCGCATCCAGCGAAGAGCAGGCCGAGGAGCAGGGCGTAACGCATGCGGCGATCGTGTGCGCGGTCGGTCCGCGCCGCAAGCTGAACAGGCGACCAGGGAGCACATCGCAATGGGAACGAGGGGTTAGCATGGCCAACTGGTACGACTACATCCCGGTCGCAGGCCCGATCGCCGAGGCCGCGCAAGGCAACTGGAAACAGGCCGGCCTGGACTGGGCGGGGAAGCCGTATTACGACGCGGTCAAGGGCGGCGCCAAGGGCATCTACGGCTCGACGCAGGTCCCCGGACAGCCCGGCGTGGGCGCGGGTCCGCCGGCCAACCCGGCACAGTTCATCCGAGACCCGACGACGGGGATGTATTACGACCCCACGTCGGGCAAGACGTACACCGACGCGGCTGGCACGCAGCTGGTCACGAACCCGAACGTCGCGCAGCAGGTCGCGCAGAACATCCAGCGCGCCAACTCGCTGTTCACGTCCTCGACGCAGGGACAGAACCAGCTCATCGGCGACCTGAACAACGTCATCAACGGATCGGCGCCGTCGGTCGCGCAGAACCAGCTGGGCCAGGGCGTCGACAACATCGCCAAGAGCGCCAACGCGATGGCCGCGGGGCACACGGGCGAGAACGCCGCGCTCGCGCACATCCAGGCGATGCGCTCGGCAGCTGACGCGCAGGCCAAGGCGAACCAGGACGCAGCGATGCTCCGCGCGCAGGAGACGGCGCAGGCGCGCGCGCAACTCGGGAACGTGCTCGGGCAGCAGCAGGACACGGGCCTCGGCTACGCGAAGACGGGCGAGAGCGGGCAGGAGGCGCAGCAGGGCCTCAACGAGAAGTCGGACGAGAAGAACGCCGAGACGAACAAGGGCTTGATCGATCAGGGCGCACACGTCCTGGGGGCGCTGCTCGCATGATGGACGAGACCTCAGCACCGACAGACGCCGACTGGGCGGCAGCACTCGGGCCGTCCATGCCCGCGGCTGACTTCCAGGCCGAGGCGCTCGGCTACACGCCTCCTGGCGTAGGCGCGCCTGCGTCCAGCGTGAGCACGGTTGAGCCTTCGGCCGATCCGTGGCCGCCGGTGCCAGGCGACGCGTTCGGCCCTCCTGCGCAGCTGGCAGCGCCACCCGTTCCGCCTCCTGTCGCGAACCCGAATATTGGGACAAATGTCCCAATTACTCCGACCATCCCCGCCCCGAAGCACGGGCAGCTCTCGCAGACGGTGCGGCAGGTCACGCCCGCACCCGGCGAGGCCGAGGCCATCGAGCGAGCACGGCTCAGCGCGCGCGATGCGGCCGGCGCCGATGCGGACGTGCTGCGCGCCAAGGCGGCCGAGAGCGAAGCCGCGGCGCAGGCAAAGGACGACCAGTCTGTACAGCTGCGCCTCGACCAGCAGGAGGCCGAGGACAAGCAGGCCGAGCTTGAGGCCAGGGAGGCCGCGGCGCGCGAGAAGTTCGACAAGGCGCAGCAGGATGTCGCGAACTTCAAGTTCCACGAGTACGGCTCGGACAAGTCCCTCGGCGATCGCCTCATCGGGAAAATCGCCGTCGCGCTCGGCACGTTCAACCTGTCGGGCAACCACCCGCACAACGAGGCGGCCGAGAAGCTCCAGCGCGAGGTCGACCGCGACTTCGACCGGCAGAAGCTCGACCTGATGTCGAAGGAGAACATCGCGAAGTGGCGCCGCGAGGGCGTCACCGATGCCTCGGCGAAGATGAAAGAGGAGATGGGCGCGCTGTACACGCGCCAGGCGAAGTTCCACGAGGCGATCGCGGCCAAGGCCACGGCGATGGCCATCCGCGCCGGCATCCCCGTCGAGGAAGCACAGGCCAACGCGCTCGTGAAGAAGAACATCGCGGCGGCCGACGCGGCAAACGCGAAGGCTCTCGAGGCCTTCCGGGGCAGCGTGTCGACGACGTACGCGAACCCACCCAAGACGGGCAGTGGCGACGGTGGTGGATCGGCGGGCGCCGTCGCCGCCATCTCGCAGTACATCAAGGACCACCCGAAGGACCAGCCCGGCGCCTACGCGCTCGCCGAGAAGCTCGGGTACAAGGGAAAGAAGGGCGTCGACATCGTCGACAAGCTCCAGAATGACTACAAGACGGCCGGGGAAGCGTCCGAGGCACGCGCCGTGCGCGACCCCGACACGGGCAAGCCGATCGGGCTCGCTCCGTCTCCGCGAGTGGTCGACAAGATCGCCGACCAGATCGCCGCCACGCGCGCGTACCAGCGCAAGGTGGAGGAACTGGCCGACCACATCGACAAGCATGGTCGGCTCCTCAACCCGCTGTCGGCCGAGTACAAGGTGCGCCAGAGCCTCGCGGCCGACGTCCAGGCGCAGGGCCGCCAGGTGTCGGGGCTCCAGGCCAGCGACCAGGGCCAGAAGCTCGAGCACGAGCTGATCGGCGGCTCGGGCACGGGCGTCGAGAAGATGCCCGACACGAAGCGCCTGCGCGAGCTCGCGCACGAAGCCTCGAAGCGCATGGAGCAGCACCTACGCTCGACGCTTGAGCCGATCGAGGGTGGCGCGGGCATCAGCGCGGCCGCGGGTGGCGCTGCGGCCAGCCCCTATCCGCCCGGGACGCCGTCGGCGACGAACGCCAAGGGCGAGAAGGTCTATTACGTCAACGGGAAATGGACGGCGCCCTGATGGCAACTCCTCCTCCGCCTCCGGGGTTCACCCTGGACAATCCGGACGAGCCGCCTCCCGGCTTCGCGCTCGATGCGCCCCGTGGCTTCGTGGGCTCGGGTGGCGCCGGGCCCGGCAGCGTCGACCCTGATGCGGCCGATCCCGATCTGCATGTCTCGACGCTTCAGGGCCTGCGCACGCACACGACGACCACGCCCGAGCAGCGCGCGCGCAAGCTGGCGGCCGATGCCGAAGCGTCGCACACCGACGATCCGGGCGTGCAGGCCATCGCGGGCGGCATCATGGGCGCAGGCGCGGGCAGCCTGATCGGAGCGGTCGCGCCTGCGGCTATCGGCGCGCGAGCGACGAACCTGCTCCAGGCAGCGGGCGCGGGCGGCGTGGCCAGCACGACGCAGGGCGGAGACTTCACGACGGGCGCTCTCCTCGGCGGCGCCACCGCCGCGCTGCCAGCGGGCGCAGGCGTGCTCCGCGGCGCGGGCGAGGCTGCCGGGTCGGCCGCGAGGAAGCTCGGCGAGGAAGCGATCGAGCGCAGCGCGGCGCGCGGGGCGACGCCCATCAAGGACGCGATCAAAGCCGGCGGCGGCGACCTGCTGCATGGTCACGTCGTCAAGCCGCTCGTGCGCGTAGGCGCCACTGCTGCCGACGAGGCCGGTGCCGCGCTCGCCCGTCGCATGCTCAAGCCGCCCGCACCTGTCGCGCCCGCGGCCGATGCGCCGGCGACGGCCCCGATTGGGACAAATGTCCCAGCGCCGTCGGCTATCCCCGCGGAAGCAGCGCCACCTCCTCCGCCGCCAGTCATTCCGGAGGCAGCTCCTGCGCCCGTGCCCGCGCCCGCCCCGGCCGCCCCCGTGGCCGACGTCGAAGCGATCCTCAAGCCCGCGACCCCACCGCTCAAGCCCGCGTGGGAACCGGGCCGCGGCGATGCCGAGTTCGCGCGCAAGCTCGGCATGTCGACCGAGAAGTACCGCGACATGATGACGAAGCGCATGGCGCGCCTCTCGGCGAAGGACATCGAGAACATCAAGGTCGCCAAGCTGGTGCGCCTGGTGACCGAAGGGCACTCGTCAAAGTCCGTCGCAGCAGCGGCCGACGAAGCTATTTCTGCCGGAGCGGACCCTTCTGTAATACAACGTATTACGACGAAGATGGTGAGCCGTGCCGCAAAGAAGGCCGTCAATGCCGATTGATCTCGTTGAGGCGGCCATGGCGGTCATCGGAGTGCAGCCGATCGTCTCGCGCAACGTCGAGCGCTTCACCAAGGGGAAGTGGAACGAGGCGGACGCGCTCGGGCGGCGCATTCAGTCCGCGGCGCGCGACGTGTGCGACGGGACGATGTCCACGAAGATCCCGCTGGGCTCGGTGAACTACAACGTCATCCTCAAGGACCTGACGGAGCCGTTCAACGAGGCGCAGCTCGTCGAGATGGTCGCGCAGTTCCCGCCCGAGCTCCACGAGCTTTCCTCGGCGTTCATCATGAAGGCGCAGGAGGTCGTGGGCTCGCTTCGGCAGATCCTCCCGATCGCCGAGCACAAGACGATCGCGGGCTCGCACGTCGTGCCGCCCTCGCAGATGCAGCTGCGACGCTTCGTCTCGACACTGACGGTGCTGGACGACCCGATGCGGATGTTCCCTCTCATGGCGGCCGGCGCGCTGCTCAACACGCAGACCATCAGCGTGCGCAAGATCTACCCGAGCATCTCCCGCGCCATCGACGAGGCGTTGCAGGAGGCCATCGAGGCGTCGAAGGCGCGCAAGAAGTCGTACGAGCTGCCGCCGCGAGCGGAGATCGGCGTGGGTGCGTGGCGCGGCAATCCGCAGGTCGACAAGAAGTTACACACCGTCCTCCAGGGCGGGCTCGAGCAAGCAGCGCAGGACCGGCAGAACGCGAAGCCGCAGCCGTCCAGCGCACAGACGAGCGTGGCGGCAAAAGAGGCACTTTCACCGGGGCAGCGGGCGAACTACCCGCACGCGGCCCCAGGAACGGCGGGGTAAGCGATGGCACAGAAGAACGTAGTCGGGCTTGGGTTCGACGGGCACATCATGCGCAACGGGTCCACGGGGTCCACGGCCCTGACGACCGCGCCAACGAACGGCCCGGCCGTCCCGACGGGGACGACGCCGGTCGTCTCGGACGCGATGGGACTGCTGCTCATCGACGACGTCTCGCTCGCGCTGCTCGTCACGAGCGCGGGGCCTGACCTCGACGGCGCGTGGAAGATCGAAGTCTCGAACAACTACAACGCCACCGAGGAATACGGCCAGACGCCCAACGCGGGTGCCTGGTTCGACGTGACGGCGGCGTTCGTGGACAAGTCCGGCACGGCGGTCGCGGCGGTCGCGCACGGCACGCCGGCCACGTACTCGCAGTACGTCCAGTGCGGCGTGACGGCCTGGAAGGGCATCGCCGCGCGGCACCTGCGCGTGACGTTCACGCCGAGTGCCGGTACGGGCACTTGCGAGGTCTGGGCGGTCGGCAAGGGGAAGTAAATGGCTGAAATCGCCGACATCGTCGATACCGTCTCGTACCGCTACCAGGCCGCGGCTGAGCCGTCGCTGACGGCCTCGCTCGCCATCCAGAACGTGGGTGGGATCCTGTGCCAGGTGGACGAGTTCGGCAACGTCACGCCGTTGCTCGGCGGCGTGATCGGCGGCATCACGAACCTGACCGGAGACGTCACGGCGACGGGCCCCGGTACGGTCAACGCGACCATCGGCGCGAAGAAGGTCACGTACGCCAAGATCCAGGACGTGTCGAACGCCGTCCTGCTCGGCAACAACTCGGGCGGCGCCGGCTCAATGCAGGAGCTCTCCGCGGCGTCCGTGCGCTCCATGCTCAGCCTCGCCGCCATCGCGACGAGCGGTAGCGCCTCCGACCTGTCGGCAGGCACGGTGCCCGCGGCGCGCTTCCCCGCTCTCACGGGTGACGTGACGAACGTGGCCGGCTCGCTTGCGACCGCGGTCAACATCACGGCGACGCAAGTCCCCTACGGCGACGGGTCGAACCACATGACCTACTCGTCTGGGCTGACATTCACGGCGGCCTCGTCGCTGCTTCAGGTGAGTAGCAGTGTCGGCGCTGCTCTAATCACATTGAATGGCGCCGGTGACACCAATAACCAACGCCTGCGGTTCTCATCGGCAGGGACCGCATTTATGGACATGTTCGGGTCCAGGAACAATGGCACCACCGGGACCACGTGCGGAATTGTTCTTACGGGCGTCGGCGCTGCGGATGCGTTCTACTTCAACTACTCGGGCTCGGCGCGCCCCACGCTCGGCGTGAAGCTGAACGCCGCGTCCGGCGACGTCGTGGCGGGCATCGACTCTGCCATTGTTGCCGCCCAGCAGAACGGGTTCCTGTGGATCCCCAGCAGCGGTACGGCGTCGGTGGCGGCCGGAGTTCCCAACGCCTCGGCCTCGTTTACGGGCACGCGGCAGGCCATCTACATCGACCCGCCGGCCAAGCGACTCTATTGGTACGACAACCAAGTCACGAACGCCTGGCACTACGTCAGCATCAACGATGGCGCAGCGACTGGCATCACGCAGCTCACCGGCGACGGCACGGCGGGCCCGGGTACGGGCTCGGTGGCCTTCACGCTCGCCAACACGGCCGTCACCCCGGGCAGCTACACCAGCGCCAACATCACCGTGGACGCCAAGGGGCGAATCACCGCGGCAGCCAGCGGAGCGGGCGGCGGTATCTCGGCGCTGACGGGTGACGTGACCGCCAGCGGCTCGGGATCCGTCGTGGCGACCATCGCAAACAACGCGGTGACGTTCGCCAAGATGCAGACGATCGCCGACCAGCGCCTCGTGGGCAACGTCTCGGGCGGAACGGCTGTGCCCTCAGCGCTGACGGCGGCCCAGGTCGCGACGATGGTGTACGGCACGTTCACGAACAAGGACGTCCTCTACGCCACCGGGGCGAACAGCATCGGCCAGAACGCCAACCTGCAGTTTGACGCGGCCACGACGACGCTCTCGGTGCCGACGGTGACCGTCTCGACGGCGGTGCAGGGCGGTGGCGGCGGTGTGCTCGCGCTCAACAACTCGGCGACTCCTGCCACGGCCATCGGCCTCAACGCCTCGAACATCGACGTCACGGGCACTGTCGTCCCGCACGCCTCGGGCACGTACAGCCTGGGCAGCAATGCCAAGTTTTGGGACCGCCTGCATGTCGGCCGCATCGACGGCGATTCGTCGCTGCCCGGCATCACCATCACGGACGACGGCGCCGCGCCCACATCGTCGCTGCAGCTGACGGACACCTTCGGCGAGATCACGACGCCCTCGTTCACGATCGCCGACACGAGCAGTCACACGCTGTTCCTCACGAACGGCAACGCGATCGTGTTCTTCAACAGCAACGCCGGCCTGTGCGTCGGGCAGCAGACGGGGGGCGCCGCCACCGCGGGCGCGACCTACACCGCAACGGAGCAGGGGATGATCAACCGCATGTACTCGGCGCTGCGCGCCTATGGACTTCTCACCTAGGAGACGACATGGAAGACCCGAAGAAAGCGACGCGCATCAGCGAGCTGGAAACGCTCAAGTTCCAGAACATCAACCTGCGCCTTTCCATCGTGGCGAAGGAGCGGGACGACCTGGCTCGCGAACTCCTGCTCAAGTACGGAAGCGAGGGCGAGCGCCTGAACATCAGCGAGGACGGGGCTGTGCTTCGTGCGGCCATCCCGCTCAAGGCTGTAGCGGACGAGGGGGCGTAACATGAGCGACCAGGAAACGATTACCGACATCGCGAACGTCCGAGCGCGGACCGCCGCGACCGCCGCCGAGCCCGGCATGATCGCGATCCAGAACGTGGCGGGCACGCTCAAGCAGGTCACGGACCAGGGCGTGGTGTCCGACCTCGGCGGCGGCGGCTCGGGCATCACGACGCTGACAGGAGATGTCACGGCCGGACCTGGCAGCGGCTCGCAGGCGGCAACGCTTGCGGCATCAGGAGTCACGGCAGGCTCGTACACGCTCTCCAGCATCACGGTCGATGCCAAGGGTCGCGTCACGGCGGCGTCCAGCGGATCCTGCGAGGTGACCGCGTTCCCGACGCAGACGATCTCCGTCGAGACGGACACGGTGACGTTCTCGGGGCT